GGTTATGATAGTAGTGCTATCCTCAAAGTGCTCATTGACTATAGGTAGCTTGTCTACATTCTCACGTTCAACAGAGAAGCCAACACCTGTGCCACACATAAGTATGTACATACATTCATCGAATGAACGTGGACTATCCACAGGTATATAACTACAGTTGTAGCCACCAACATGGCATCTATCTAGTGCAGGTCCTGATGTCATTAAGGCTCTCATGCTTGGCATGACACCTAGATTCATTATCTGTGTAGATAGCTTTTCTTTTAATGCTTTCGTTATAGTATAGCTATAGTTTTTCTTTAGATGCTTCTCCATATAATCAAAATATCTATCTATAGTTTCTCCCCAATTCTCTCGTCTTTGTTCATCGTCTTTCCATCGTGCATAGCGAGAGAGTGCTATAAAATTTTGATAGTCCGTTGGTAAGTAATTATTAATCATTCTTATTCTCCTGTATAGTTCTAATGTTTTTTATTTTAACTCCACCTATGTCATACATAAATTCAGTTATACTTGTTTCTATTTCTTCAGCTACGTTTTCGTCAGCAGGTACAGGGTACTCATCCTCATCCACATCCAACGTAAGCATCACTTTAACTCTTATCATCATAGACCTCAATGAGTTTATTTAGATACCACTGTGCTTTCTTTAAGTCCTCTACACCATTTTTGTATCTATATCTCCATAAGTATTTAGCTATGTTACCCTGTAGATAAGCTTGGAACTCATCTCCTAACATTGCTCTTAGAGCATCAATACACTCAATACCTGCCACATTATAGTGTGGTGGATGATTGACTGCATCTCCAGTTTTGTTTTGTTCTTCATTCATTCTACGTACCATGTAATCCCTGTATCCTTCCATAATATTAATGCTTAGTGCTTGGCTTAAAGTTAATGGTTATAACATTGTCTTTAATATTCTCAACTGTTCCTCTATTATTTATAGCATCTTTAGAATCTGTGTCAAGAGAATTTATAACATAATCATTCATCATTTCCCTAACTGCTGTATCTTTATCCATTATGGGTATAACAGAGGAAATCATTTTGCATATATGCATTACTTGGTAGTAGTCATCATCTTCCATACCATTGTCAGGATGTGTTACTATAACTACGTCAATCTCTCCTGTCCATCTTTCTTTCTTATCTAGGAAGGGTCTAACCCTTATCATAAAATCTTCAGGTCTATTTTTTATGTAATCCATTCACTTACTCCTTTTTACTTTTGTACCACTAAATTTTATAAATGTAGGGTGTTTGTTTTTGCCTTTTTCTTTTAACCAATCTTCAGGTATTATCCTGTCATAGTATCTAAAGCCATGTTTAATACACCACTCTGCGTATGTAGATTTCGCACCTTTGCTTAGTTTACTTCGACTGTTTGTAAATACAAATCTAATATCTAGCTTAGGGTGTTGCTTCTTTATGCACAAGTGTTTTCTTCTGTCTGCTGTTAAGAATCTTCCCTTTGTTTCTATTATGATACCATTGTTTAATATAAAGTCAGGGGTATAGGTGCGATAGGCTAAGTCTTCCCACTCTATCTTGATACTCTCATAGTTATACTTATACTTTATTGTATCAAGAGCCATAGAAATCTTATGTTCTAGTCCACTCCTATACCCATACTTTATTGCTTCTCGTCTTACTTTATGAGGAGACATTTTGTGCCAATTCAATATAAGCCACAGTCTTGGGTGACTTAGCCTGTGACATAAGTGCAGGAAGTTCTTGTATAGTTTTCCAACAATCAAATCTGTAAGAGCAAAACGTACAGTGTTTATTTAAAACAGTATTACCTGTCTCTTTACCACGGAACGTTTCTTTCTCAGGCTCAAAACAACGTTCAAAAGTATTACTTTCTACTTTATCAACAGTGTCCTCAATCTTAGCTATCTCCTCATCTAAGTCAAGACCTTTAGCAGGTACATATTTAAATTCACCATTGGCTTTATTAACTACCCACCAACCACCAACCTTTTTACCTGATGCCTTTGCATATCCTGCTAGTTGTGCAACATATCCAAATCCATCCATGTCTTTTAGGCTAGTATAAGAATCAAACTTATTATTATAAGACCATTGTGAAGAGGACTTAATATCATCAACACTGCCATCAATAACAATATCATATGTTCCTTTAATATTTGCATTAGGTAAGTTAAGAGTGACCTCTTCTGAATCTTCATACTTGACTCCTGCTTCTTTTAATAAACCCTTGAAGACAGCTTCCACTATGTCTCCTAGCATCATGTTCATAATGAATGTCGTAGGAAATGGTAGAGCTATCTCAGGTTTATTTTTATCATACCACAACTGACAGGTGGGTCTACCTATGTTAGACATTCTAAGTCTGAAAGCATCCCTAGTTTTCCCACTGCCAAATTGTCGTTTCATAGCATCCATAACATCCTTACCAACTTGTGAAATAGTCTCGTCAGAAAAGTTAGTCTTTCCTTTAACAGCATCTTCCATAAATTGATGAAGTGCTAATTCAGCAGGGTGATTCATTACGCAACCTCTTCATTAAGTTCTATGTCAATAAAGTCCTCAACGGATTCAGCATCACCATCTGATACATGGCTATTAACTTTCTCTGCCCAAGCATTAGCTATGTAGGTATTATAGTTATCAACCCAAACCATAAAATCAGAAAACATAGTTTGGTCTGCATCAACTAAAGTTATAGACTTCGTAATGTCTAAATTAGACTTAGGCAGATAGAATACAGCACCACTAGGAAGCTTACGTTCTTCTGTAGTAACAGCTAGAGTATGCTGAATTGGTAATCGCTTCATCTTAGCTAACTCTGTAAAGCTTTGTCCAACTATCTTGAAGGCATCACGATTGTCTATCTCCCATATAAATGGTGATGGCTCAATAGTAACATCTTCACCCTTATCATTAACAGGGTTAATCAACTCAACCGTACCTAGAATAACACGAACTCTTTTTATTTGCTTTATAAGTTCCTGTGTCTTCTCAGGTAGTGACTTAAAATCTGCCACATAACCTGCTGGTTTACCACAGTTTAGACCACCCTCATTGTCCTTTAAGTCTATGTTAAGATTGTCTGCCATAATAGTTTTGACATACTTATTTGGTTGGTCTCCAAAGCCTTTGATGAACCTTTTATACATAAACCTCTGTAGAAAGGGTCGTACCTTAGCTTCTTTAGCATAGTAAGTTGCTGTATCAGGTATCTCTAACTTATAAGTTCCACCCTCAACAATCTCCATATTAACTTTCTTGCCTTTAACTTCGGCTTCACCCATAATAGCAGAGTGATTTATCTTAAATCTAGGAAGTGTACTACTCTTTTGCTTCTTAGAAGTTCCTTCATTTGCGATACCCATTGCCTTTGCCATAGCGGCATAGTTGTCAGTATCAATAGTCGTTAGTTCTGTCATATTTTAGTCTCCTTTATGTTTAGATTCTCATAGTTATATCAGCTAACGTCTTTAGTGTCAAGCCAATTATCACCTATTTTAGATTCTAATAGTAGTGGTACATTAAAATCTATTTGCCATTTAGTATTTATCAACTTAGGTAATTCTCTGTTAGTAGTATTGATGACTTCCAAGACTGCTCTTTCTTCATCAGGGTGTACATCAATTACTATACTGTCGTGTACTGTATTTACCACACAACTCTTCATATTGTCAAGCAGTTTATCAATATATAGTAATGCTATAGGAACTATATCTGCTGTCGCAAAGGATTGTACAGGATAATTCTTTATCTGTGTGAAGTAGGATACATTACCATGTCTTTTCCTCACAACACTAGGAAAAGAAAACTCTCTTCCTGATGGTGTCTTAATAGATAAAGTGTTTAAAGCTTCCGTAGCCAATCTGGAGTGCCAAGCTTTGATTCCTTGATACTTCTCTGTGAAGTGTTTGTAATATTCTGCTTCTGCCTTACTTCTTCCAAAGCCTGTTGCTCCGTAGAGTGGTGCAAACGTGTGTGCTTTCGCATCTTGGCGAGAAGTCTGTTGACCTGCATCTGTAATAACTTTAGACGTATATGAGTGAACATCGAACCCTGTAGCAACTTCTTCAATAGCAACTCCATCTTGTGATAAATAGGCAGCAGTCCTAAACTCTAGCTGTGCAAAGTCAGCTTCAAGAACCTTACCACCATTCCAACGTGATACAAACACTCGCTTAACAGGGAACGTGCCACCTCTAGGCATGTTCTGCATGTTAGGGTCTGCACCACTAAATCTTCCTGTAGATGTTCTATGTTGTAACAATCTAACATGAAGTTTCTTATCTTTCTTTACGTGTGTGGCTATACCCTCTACGAAAGAAGATAGGTATGTATCCACTGCACTTAGTCTTCTAACCTTTGATAAAAAGTCTACACCATCTGTCATATTCTTGGCACGTGAGGCACGTTCTAATATCTCTAAGTTTTGCTTGGAAGTAGAAAAACCATTAGCACTTGCCCACTTAGGACTAGGTGGTTTGAACTTCAACCCTGCAATCTCGTTCCTCTTTTTAAATATATAGCCATCATTGTCACAAGTCTTACACCTAGTAGGATTAGCAAATGGCTGACCATCTTTTTTAATCTTAGTAATGTAACCCTTACCACTACAGTCAGTACAGTGTACTGCATATGTCTTGTATACAATCTCTGTACCATTGCTGACTAGCCTTCTAAAGTTTGTGTCTGACATGTATGGGTCTATAGAGTTTGCCCAATCTGTCTTATCAATTATCTTCCTACCATATATAACCCAAGATAACTGTTCAGGACTATTAAGATTAATCCTAGTATCACCCATAAGATTTCTTACGTGTTCTTGTAATGCCTTCTGTAACTCAATCTTTTCTTTCTCAAACTCTTGTCTAACACTATCTAGTGCATCAACATTTACTGCAAATCCTCGTGTATATATTCTAGCAAGACAACAGGCTACATCATTTGTGAGTAGTACTGTACTCATTAAGCCTGCATCATCCTTAGTGTTTAGTCTAATATATATCCTATCAGATAATTCCTTAGTAGCATGTAAGTCTGCACTAAGATAGTTACTCAACTCATCATGTGGTATATCTCTAGTGGTATAACCTTTCTTGAAATACTCCTTGAGTGTATCCTGTTTCTTAGTATATAACTCATATCGTTCTGCACAGGCTTCAAGTGATAATGGCTTTTTTAAACCCCTCTGAAGAACGTACTCGCCTAACATAGTGTCAAACACAGAGCCATCATATTTAAATCCTGACTCCCACAACCAAACTAAGTCGTAGGCTATGTTGTGTCCTATTAGTATAGTAGCATCATCTAGTGCTGTCTGAACAATGTTGTGTCCATCAGGTGTTGGCTCACTCTCACTGTGGTCAAATGTAACTATAGTTTCTTTACCATCTGTAGTGAGTAGACCTACCATAACTAATGTATTAGTCTCTTCAAATGGGTCTAAGTGCATCTTCCCATCTCTATTCGTAACTGTATTCTCTACATCTAATACTAATCTCATACTACATACCTCGCTGTCTTGTATTCAAGATTACATTGTACACGACCATGCCACCCTGTCAACTTATTCTTTACTACATTAATATGTCTCTCTGTGTCCTCTTCCTGACCTGCCACATTTGTAGTAGGGTTCTTAGCTATTAAAATCATAAGGTCAGCTTCTGCTGCCTTACCTGTTCGACTACCTTCCATCATAGATTGGTTCAAGTCTATCCTACCCTCTGCATCTGCACTTAACTGTGACATATAAAACATGGCACACTCATGCTGTTTGGCAATCTGTCTAGCATAGATAGCATTAGCCTTTAGGGATTCATCTGCCCTAGCGAACCCTGCTGTCCTAGCAAACTTGTCTCCCATGTCCAAGAGTACCACATCAGGCTTATATGCCTTACAGACACTCTCAACCCATGCCATATCCCTACCTGTTGCATCCTTAATCTTTATCTTTTCTTTGACAGGTGCGTACAAGTCTCTAGCTCTACTAGGGTTCTTTCTAATATCTTGCATTGTCATACCTGTGGCTGCAGTCAAGTACCTAGCACCAACTCTGTGTGCTGATTCTTCATTACAGAGAATGATACAGTTTGCACCCTGATGTGCAAATCCATTAGGACTAGCAATCAGACTAGCATGAAATGATGTCTTACCTGTATTAGGTCTAGCACCTATCTCAATTAAGTGTCCTGCATTGATGCCATCAATAACTCTAGTGAGTGTAGGTATATTAAATGCCCAACGTGCTTCTAAATCATTCTTTGCTAGTAATGTTTCCAAATCAATATCATCCCATTCTATGTTAAGGTTAGGAGTAAAGTCATCTCCATATTTTTCTAGTAAACTTCTTAGTGGCTCTAGGGTAGACCTGTCACCATTAACATAGTCAAAACCTAGATTGGCAATATCCTCGCCTATAACCTGTTGAAATAGCTTAGATAACACCTCTTGTGCTATGTCACTACCCATAGGTTGCTCTCTCTTTATTATATTAAACAGACTACTATAGGCAGTCTTTTGTGCTGTAGTAAATGTAGGATTGCTAGATATAAACAAGGCTTCTATCTCATCAGGTGTCACAGACCTGCTATATCTTTCCATTGCATCATCTATTGCCTGTTTAATCTTCCTTACATCCTTGCTGAACAATCTGTCAGGGCATTTAGCACCCCTGTGTTCTTCGTAGAACTCCTTGTCCATCAAGCTTCTTATTAGTGATAATTCCATGTTGTTACTCCTTTGGGGTTAGGTTTATTAAATTCGTCTTGTCTACAGGGTCACGATACTTTAAGTCATCATGCAACCTCAGTACTTTTACATTGTCTACATATCCTCGTAATTCTTTAGCAAAAGATAGTGTCTTAGGTAGGGCATCAGGGTCTAGTGCTATTATTGCTGTTGAGAATCGTGCAAGATATTTTTTATGCGACTCAGAAAGTGATGTACCCAACACAGCTACCCCAACTAATACATCATTACCTACGATAGTCGCACTCACACAATCCTCAACAACTACTGCCACCTTACCACAGCCAAAGACATAAGGCAAGGCACTTTTTCCATATCGTTTCCATTTAGGTAATACATTCTTTACAGACCTACCTGTGGCATCATACGTGACACCATCATGGATAACAGGGAATACTATTCTATCTTCTTTAACGTCATACATCAAATGCTTATTAGGTATATCATAATAGCTTTTTCCTACGTATGGAACTACATACTCAGGTAATATAAAGGATTCTTCAGCAAATTCCTTGAACCCCCCAAAACTACTCTTAATATCGTCAACGGATAAGTGAACACGACTACCACCTTTAACATTACATGATACTTTGTAGCAATTCCACAAGAGACTACCCATGTTGTTTGTGAT